TGGCGGCTTAGCTCTCCCATAAGTCAACGTGCCAGGCGTAAAATCCAGCGCGTTAAACGATGGCATCGTCCCATCGCAAACAACAAAGTTGCCCTTTGGGTCATTGGTGTAAGCGTCTGCATTGCCGGGCTGTGTATTTCTGGTCTCAACGCAGCCAGGTATATCTGCAACCGGGAAACCCAGCATTAACGTAATTGGTGGCTCCTGCGGAATGCTTTGCGGTGGGATGCCTCTCCAAGTTGGTATTTCTGGAACGTAAACACGCCCCACACCAATCTCAGGTATTTCAGGCACCGAATCAGAACGGCAATTTAGGCGTTTGGACTGCTGGCCCTGTTGATGAGGGCAGCTCAGGCATCACGTCATCGAGCTTGGCTGGCACCATCTGAGTTATTACTTTTGTTAGCTCAAGCTTTAGCTCACTCATGTAATACTGTGTCAGCGATGGAATGCGGGTGTAAAGCACCAACGACCCAACAACCATCGTTCCAGACATTACAAAACCTAGAACGCCAAGCAGGTTAAAAACCTTTTGCATGATTAAGTCCCAAAAAAAACCTCCCTTGCTGTGTGAGACCAAGGGAGGTGCAGTTGCTCTTCCAGCTAAATGCTAGCTCAGAATGCGTACTTGAGGCCAAGCTTGGAACCCCAGCTAAATTCGTCGCCAGTTACGCCGCTGAGTTCTCCGTAGAAAGAAACGTTTTCAGCAACTTCGACTGATCCACCGAATTTACCGGCAAACTCAACTTCGTTCTCGGAGCCGTTTGGCATCAGGATTGCAGGGCCGCCTTGGATGAACCAGGAATAAGCACCTTCACCGCCTTCATAACCAACGTCAAGATTCAGCGCACCACCCAAGTAATCGTCGCCAACAGTTGCACCGTTAAATTCTGGATTCAGGTAAGGGCCAGCGAGGGCAGACGCTGGTGCCAATGCAACTGCCGTAGCGGCTGCACCAAGAACAAGAGACTTGATCATTTTGAGAAGAGGATAGGTTTCCTTGCACCAGATTAACTGGCCTAGTCAATGGACGGTTTTGAATGTGTTTGTCAATTCTCATCCGTTCCAGGGAACGTTGAAAAATGCTTCTTGTGTAGTCCGGTGTAAAGACCACGCCTTGGATGGTCTGGATTGTCGCGACCTTCAAGCTTGTAAAGCATGTCCATCCAAACAACGCGGTTGTTCATTGCTTCAAGATCCTCTGCCCCTGGCTTGCAAGGAATCAGTGGATCAGGTCTAGCAGTCACGTCGCTCATCCTCATAAAGGTCGTCATCTGGATCAAAGGCTAGGACAAGGGTTGTTAGTACAACCCCAGCTAGCACCCCAAAAACAAAGGTCATGAAGGCTTAGTTGGCCAAGTCATCGTATGCGGGAAGCCCTCTGCTGACGGCAAATCGCGTAACGCTTGCCTATACGTTTTCATTGCAGTGGCAATGTTCGTTCCCGTCTCTTTTGCCATAACAACAACCCAGTCGGTCTCAGCAATGAGCCTGTCACGCTCGGCACGCACAGAAGCAGCAGCTTCGCTGTCAATACGTGCCTTGTATGCAACTTCGTTGTCTGCTGCTGTCGTTACGTTGCCGTCATCATCAGTTGTGTCAGCAAAAACAGGACCGGCAATGAACTTGGTGAACCATTTGCCGTCAATCTGTTCAACACCACTACGGGTGCTGACGCCATAAGGAGCAGTAACAGTTGCCGCCGCTCCATTCAAAACAGCGTCATAGCCAAAGCTATTTAAAACCTCCGTCGTGATCTGTTTCGGGAAGCTGGTGTTGGGATGCTCAGACTTGAACTGACTGACAGTGGTGACAGCGCCTGTGGAACGGTTGCGGATTTCCATGATGTAAATGCGTTGGTGGCAGTTTAGACGTTAGGCGATTGCAAGGAAGATGTAATTATTACCGGAAGCATTAAATCCATTGTACGATCCGTTAAGGGTAAAACCAGCGGCAAGAGGATCAATGCGATCACTACTTGTTGTTTGCGCGTTAGTCAGATCAAGCGTTAAATTGGCATCATTGCCCTCAACAATGCCACGGGTAGTGTCCCATAAAAACCAATTACCAGTAGAAACATCTATTCGTTTAACTAGTACAAACCTTGCACCATTTGTAAACCCGCAGTCAATGTTTAGAGCACTACCAGTTCCTGCGTAACCACCTACTTTACTAATCCCGGGTAAGGTTGCGAATAGGTAGGCGATGTAAGTTTCCCCGCTTCCATTAACAGCATTGTCACCCAGTAAAGCAATCGTTGTAGCTGTAGGAGTTGTGTCATTCCAAACACCACTACTGCTAAAAGGGCTTGTGTTAAACCTAGCAGATTTAGTTGCCCCAGGATCTTTATGGTAAATGTACCAGTTTTCACTACCTGAACGACGTTTAACTATCATAAACTCAGGAACAACTTCAAGGTTATGGTTAACAGTCCTTCCAGTTATTCCGTCTCCATTATAAGCAACTACATCCATAAAACCTGGAGCACGTTTGAACATCCAAGCTATACTTCCACTGCCTTCTGATTTACACCATCCTTCATTAGAGTCCCAAACACCACCACTATCGGAGCCTTCAGCATAAGTTTGTGATGGATAAAGTGTCCTTGCACCTTGCAACCTTGATTGGGCTCTTGGATTTGTACCGGCACTGGCATAATTGTCCCTTCTAAACGCAAAATCAACAGGGAATCCACTGTCAAAACATGGAATAGTAGAAGAACTATTACCTGTATCTATAGCAAACACTTCCGTCGCAGCTTCAGGCGGCTTATGCGGACGGCGGATTGCCATGTAGATGTAAGTAGCAGAACTACCTGAAGGAAAACCTGATATACCCGTAGCCGTGGGTCTCCAGTATTCTTCAGCACCCTCTTGATTACTAGAATTTGCTCTTATAACTTTATTTTGTGGTCCGTTGCCCCCATCTGAACAGAAACCTCGCATAGTATCAATCATCCACCAATCACCACTACCACTAGACTTCTTGACTAAGAAAAATTGTGGCTCAAAACCTAAATTTATATCAACATTAGTGGTAAATGAACTTGAAGTGAAAGTCCCACATTTAATAATGCTTTCATCACCATCCGTGCCAAACGATGCGTCCTCATGAGCAAAGATGTAGGCGACATATGTGCCACCGTTGTTGTTTACCGTCGGAGAACTTCCAACTGTAAAGTGTGTTGACGTAGGGTTTGTATTATTCCAAGCGCCATCCCAAGCACCGGCTGAACCTGTGGTTTCTAGCTCAAGATAATGGGTGCCAGTCAGACTGCGATGAAATACATTCCAACTGTTTGATGCATCAGTCCGCTTTACAATTATCATCCCCGGCACACTGGCGAGTGAATGAGAAATAGTTCTACCTGCAGTACCATTACCCGTATAAGTAACTACATCAAAAAAACCAGGCTCTGCTTTAAAGTTCCAGGCCACATAATTTCTGCTAGAGGATCCATTCAAGGCATTTTGATTGCCTACCGTAAATCCATTAGCATCAAAGCTTTGCATCCCTTGAGATGAGTAACCTCCCTCAGAAGCGTTATTAGTGCTGTTTAGATAATGAGTTCCGTTGCCACGCTCAGAGTCATACCATAGAGCAGCATAGGTATCATTTCTTTGTTTTACCCAAACAAGAGATTTATCTGTATTATCAATACCCGTTGGTACTTGCCTGCCATTTACATCGTTACCCGTATAAAGCGTTGTACTAAAAACATCATCAACGTAAACCTTGTCTCCACCTGCTGCACCTGCTGCAGCTAATACTGCTTGTTGTGTAATAGGATCCATGTCAGTTCACGTAATCAGCAAGGGCAGCGCCGCGATAACGCGTACCACCATCATCAGTTACAAAAACAAAAAGATGCGTTTTGCCTGCCGTAAGCGTTGGAGCGGTATCAGCAGGAAACTTAACGCTCGAAGGCCAAGTAACAGTACCTGAGGTGTGCGTTAGTTCTAAAGTGAAACTGCCCGCTGTTCCGCTTGCGGGAGGGTTAGAAAAAGTAAACGTCGAATTGGCGCTAATGGTCTTGGTAAAATAGTTGCCAGTAGCAAGATCAATATCTAGTGCTCCTACTGCTTCCGCCGTTTGCTTGTAAGGCCCATCAACGGACAACCCGGCGTTAAAGGTTTGAGCTGCAGAAAAGGTTTGCGCTGCATCAGTCTTAGCAGTATCAGCATCAAACGCCTGAACAGTGTTGCCAATAGCGGCTGAATCCAAGAAGCTGTCAACTGTGACCGTCTTGGTGCTGGTCGTTATCGAATCGACCTTTACCGTTCCAAACGCCATTGCTAGACCAGCCGTAGGGCAATTGCCCCAAGAATAACCGACTGACCAAGCCTAAGCACGTTCACGCTATAAATCCCCACGGTTAAGCAATGGCGAGGAATAAGTAGGTGCCGCCAGATGCGTTCCATTGAGCGTAAGATCCGTTAATTGTAAATCCAGCAGCGAGGGGATCAATATAATCACCACTTATTTGTGCCGAAGTTGTATTAATTGCTATGGCAAAGTCATTGCCGGAAACAATGCCGCGAGCTGTATCGAACAAGTACCAATTGCCAGTGGTATCAGTTCGTTTGATTAGTACAAATCTTGCACCACTTGTAAATCCACAATCAATATTTAGAGCACTACCGGTGCCAGAATAAGTACCTACTTTGCTGATACCGGGTAGGGTTGCAAATAGGTAGGCTATGTAATCATTACCAGAGGTATTTATCACACTCGAACTACTAGTCCAGGTAAATGTAGTAGCTGATGGAACGGCCTGGCTGCTATCATTCGCGCTGGAAGTGGTATTTAGATACAAGTAGTCATTTGAACCATCAATCTTGCTAGTAAAAACGATCCAATTAGCTCCACTACTCCTATTTTTAACGATCTGCAGTTCCGGTATTACACCAAGATTGTGCGTTATGCTTTGGGTTGAACCTGTCCCCGTATAAGTAACTACATCAAAGAAACCTGGGGCACGTTTGAACATCCACGCTATATCACTGCTGGTAAAAGTTTTTTCATAACCCAACATAGAGTCCCATACGACATCGGTGTTGTCTCCAGATTGAGCATTAGACAAGGAAGTATATAACTGTTGACCCCCCATTAGCCTTGCAAGTGCTCGTGGGTTATTACCTCCACTTGCGTATCCAGCTATTCTAAACGCAAAATCAACAGGGAACCCACTGTCAAATGCTGGAATAGTTGAAGAACTATTACCTGTATCAAGAGCAAACACATCCGTTGCAGCTGCCGGCGGCTTATTCGGACGGCGAATTGCCATGTAAATGTAGGTGCCACCACTAGCATTACTGTGTACACCTGACCCAGTTGCTTGAAATCCAGTGGAAGTTAATGCTATATCTGCGTTACTACTTGCTGCCTCTGCATTTGATTCTTGTGCTTGAAGAGTTGGATCGTTTAATCCTGAAAATATCCCTCGCATAGAGTCAAAAAGATACCAACCGCCACCATGACCACCAGGTCTTGTAGAACATCTCAAAAGTACAAATTGAGGCTCAAAACCTAGATTAATTGTAGGTCCAGCTGTGGCTCCATTACCCGTATAACTCCCACATTTAATAATGCTCTCATCGGCACCCTTGCCAAACTGTGCGTCATCGTGAGCAAAGATGTAGGCGACATAAGTTCGGCCGGAACCATTTACTCCGCCATCAGTACCAACACTGAATACTGAACTTGTAGGTGCTGTATAATTCCATACGCCTGTTGAGGCTGACGCATTGGTGCTGTTTAACTTTATTCTTTGATCGCCTAATGATCTGTGATAAACAAACCAATCATCTGTTGCACCTGAGACAACTTTTACAATAATCATCCCCGGCACACTGCCTAGGTTATGTGCAATAGTTCTGGCACTACCCGTTCCTGAATATGTAACTACATCGAAAAAACCTGGCGCTTTGCGGAATGTCCAGGAGGCGTAATCGAACGGCGCTCCATTAACCCAGTCAGTTTCATTATCAAGATCTAAACTAAATCCGTTATTATTAAATGAAGTAAGAGTGCTAGTGTAGGAAGCCTCGCCGCCCTGCCTGTTTGAACCTAAAGTTTTATATACGCCTCGCTCAGTATCGAAAAGGGCATGATTGAACGCTGAGGTTCTATTTTTAATCCAAACCAACCCACCTTCACCTGCTAAATCAATTCCATTATTAATTGACCGTGCCGTGCCGTTTCCGTCATACAAAAACGTACTAAAAACATCATCAACGTAAACCTTGTCTCCACCTGCTGAGCCAGACGCCCCAGCAAGAATGCTGCTCCCAATAACGCTCATGAGTAAGCCAGAGTTACAACAGAATGAATTGAGCCTGTGGTGCGAACAATGTAATCCAAACGATCCACCGAACTGGCAGCAGTGCTTAACGTTGGCGCGGTGCCCCCAGCCCAATCAAAATAACTTCCCCAAGTAATAGTCCGCGATCCAGTGCCGTCCTGCACTAAAAAGATTGATCCAGATTGACCAGCCACAAGGTTTGTTGGGTTAGCAATCGTCAAGTTTTCGCCCAACGTCAACGTGAAATTATTACTTGCTGCAAAATCGGGCGTTACCGTTGACCCACTCGTCAACGTTGTAATCTCACCGCGCTGGCTAGCGGTAAAAGTTTGCGTAGCGTTTTTTGCTACAAGTTGATTTGTCGCTAGTGACGTTGAGTCAGAGTGCTCAATGGCGTCAGCAATGATTGTTCCTGCCATGTCAGCTCAGCACCGTAAAAAACGAACCAGTCGATATCGTCAGTGTAGCGCCTGTCGCAATGGTGTATTTAGGGCCAACAACGGCTGCGTTTGTTGATGACCCCACTGTCACAGTGGAAGCAAGTGATTGACCACTTACGACAAGAGACGAAAAGGACAGCGCACCACTGCCGTTCGTAATCAACATATCGTTATTAGAACCGCTTGCATCTGGCAACGTCAGCGTGTTATCCGCTGCAGTGGCAGGTGCCGCAAGCTCTACATAACCCGAGGTCTGGCCCTTTAATCGAAGTGCCATTAGACAACCACCCAGAAACTATTTGCAGGCACTGTGATAATTGCTAATGCATTAATACTAAGCGGTCCTGCTGACACTACATTCTTGCCAGTGGCAATCGTATAAGTCGTTGTGATCGTGTTGTCATGCTCTAATGCCCATTCATCTGATCCACCACCAGTAGCCCCACCGCCGGCTGCTGTTGCCCAAGTAATCGCACCTGACGGCCCACCACTTGTTAAAACCTGACCGCTTGTACCGTAATTCGCTCCACCAACACCAATCTGACCGGCAGGGCCAACACGAAACCTTTCAGCGTTTTCGGTCGTAACCTTGAAATGACCATCGGAGCCTGTGTCAACAACCTCAGCCTCGGTATCGCCTTCAACAATCTTGTCGGTGTCTGCAGCAGTTCCGTTTGAAGCTGCCGTAATTCGACCTTTGGCATCAACAGTAATACTGCTTAGCGTGTAGCTTCCGGCAGTAACAGCAGTGTCTGATAAGCCGGTCGTGACCAGATTGGCAACAGTAGCTTTTTTCGTTTGGTTGTTGAGCGTGTCAACAACTGGCACGACGTCTGAACCTTGAACAGATACCAGTTCGGTTAGTTCTGAAATCTTGGTATTTGCCATAGCGCCTCAGACTTTTCCTGATATTACTGGCATCACGACCAAGTTGAAATAGCAACCCGTTTCCAGGTGTTAGCCGCAGTGCAAACGTAAATGTAGTTTGCGTCCCATGCCACCTCACCAGCAATACCAGTAGCAGTTGCAGAAGCAGGCGTCAGGGTCGGCAAAATTGGGCGGCTTCCAAGCGTTACGTTTGCTGCTGTGATCGCAGCCATGCTCGTCAACGTCCCAGCTGCCTGAACCTTGAAATCAAGTTTGCCGTCTTCTGACGTGTCAGTCGCGTCAACAATTGACGATTCAATCGTTCCAAACAACACAAGCTCTGGTGTCGTTGCGTCGTTATTGCCCTGGAAATTGATACTGCTTAAAACGTCAGCATCTTGACCGGCAACAGCATCACCACGATGGTGATACAAGGTAATGTCGGCGGCACTAACCGAAACGGCTTCCGCTGATTCAATAAAAAGACCAGTGTTAGCAACAGACTCAGTGATGTGGAGCGGGTGCTCAGGGTTAGCCTCGTTTACGCCAACCCTGTTGCTTTTTAACGTAAGGCGAGCGGCAAGCGAACCCGCTGCCATCGACATCAACTGCAGAATGCCATCTTCACTGGCATCAGCTGTATCTGAAACTTGCGCTGTGATTTGCGCGTATGCAGCATATTCGCTTGCATCATTTTTACCGCGAAACTCAAGGTTGCCTAAGTTGTCGCCTGCGGTAGGTGTCGCTGAATTGCGGAACAACACAACATCTGGTGCTGTATCAAGCCCAGTGTCAGCGTTCTCAATAATGACTTGATCAGTAGTGTCAGTGCTGAACAGATGTAGCTGCGCTGCCGCCGTTCCAGCACCTATTTGAAACCCGGTAGTCGTAAATTTAGCGACAAAAGCATCATTAGCACTAATCCCAATCTCATTCGCACCACTGCGATAAAACCCGGTCAGATTTACGTCGCTAAGAAAACCAATTGATGGTGAAGTAACCGATCCATCAGGCGCTGTTTTGTGCAGCGTACTGAAAGATAATTGTTTGTTTTTGTCGGCGCTAGCGGGCTCACTAGCGTCAACTACAACGAAAACATCGTTGCTAGCTGGCGCGGTTAGCGCCACTAAGGTCGAAATAGCTCGATCAGCCATCAGGCAGCCTCCAAGGTTGCAACACGGGTTTCAAGAGCTTCAATCTTTGTAATTGATTCTTGTAATGCTGCCGTCAGGAGCGGAACAAGCATTTTTAGAAAAACGCTTTGAGGTTCGATATCGCCGTTTTCGTCAACAGCGTCTTTTGCCCCGCAAATGCTTTCAGGGACTACTTCGCCAATTTCGTGTGCAATAAATCCGTCTAAAGTCGTATCAGGGTTATTAATAAAGTTAAACCTTACAGGTCGCGCTTGCTTAATTCTGTCGATGGCGCTAGTCAGGCTGACTACGTTTTCTTTAAGTCGGTAGTCAGAAGAAAGGGTAAAATCGCCAGCACTGCCATTCCATTCAATACCAAACCTAAAAATTCCATTTGTGTTGAAGTTCAGGTGCTTGGTAACATTTGCATCGTTAGTGCCATAACTACCCATCATGTTGAGGGTTAACGGGCGCTTGGAATCAGCCGTTCCAATATGAAGAGGACCATCATCCTGAATTGACAGTCCTTTAACAGTGTCCTTATTTGAATTAGTACCGTTGGTTGGATTGACAGTTGTTGTCTGTCTGGCACAAGGGCCAAACGTAATTGCGTTGGTTTGACCGTCCAACGTTCTGCCAAAAACAGATTGCTTAACTCCACCTCGGATAAACGCCAAGGAGGTATAGGCACTGTCGTACCTAATACCCACGTTAGTGTCAGAGCTGAAGAACAATGAAGGTGCAGCGTCTGTTCCGTCTGGAAGGGATGTTCTTCCGTCTAAGGTTCCAAATAAGGAATAAGCGGTGTTGTCAGAATTACGGATCTTTAACTGATTTGCGCTTGTGTCAGCCCAAAATTGGTAGGCAAAAGTGGTCGCTGGTGGCGTTTCCCCGCTGTGATTTGTAAAAGCTGCAGCTATCTGCGAATTAATGTCAGCTCTTACTGCTGCGCCGCTTCCGTTAGCAACAACGCCATCTGCTTGAGCCATTAGTCCTCGCGTGTGCCGTATCCCACCGCAGTATAGCTGAAGCGTCGATTCACAAAAGTGTTGCTGCCTGAAGTGCCCTTAAACGTAATTGTGAAGCCTTCTGCAGTCGGCTCTGGCATCACGTAATAATCTTGCGAATCAAAATCTAAAGCAGTTATGCCAACCGAAACGCTTGTATTACCGTCAACGTAAAAGGCTTTGTCAAAAGTCACGCTCTTAGGACCAAGGCCAGAATCTATGTACTTGCTGTTTTCAGAGCGGCGTTCAAGCTGGAACGTTACGCCCAGCTCGTCAACAAGCGGAGTTTGGTCGTTTCGCTCTGTTATAAGTTCAGCCTTGAATTGGAAATAACGTCCCACATACGAATTGTTTTCAAGCGGTATCCACTCTTCAAAGAAAATATCTGATTCCTGCCGTATATACGAAGCGCCAACGTCTGTGTTCAACTGCCCTCCCATACCTGAATGGGCCGAGCAATAGTAATAAAGAGTCGGAGCACCGGCATTTAAAACGATTTGCGTGTAAGCACCTGCAGTGCCTGGCGTTCCAACCGTTGTCACTCCTGTTGTATAGGCAGAGCCCCCGTTATGCGTTCCGTCACTTACTTCGCTTATCTTTAGCGGATGCCCAGAATTACTTGCATCTGATTGGTCAAAAATATAAATATTGCCTTCTTTCAAGGTTAAAGTTTCATTGTCAGTGCTAGAGCCATCAATTCGATACTTGTTACCCCCGGAACTAACAACTGTTACAGCCAAAGTAACTGTGCTGCCTTCAAATTGAATTTTTGATCCATCTTCATATAGGATTTCTGGATCGGCTACAGAAGGGTTAGCTGTCATTTTTATTTGGTTTTCTCTCCTGAAATAGACTTGGACGTCTGTGCCGTCAGGGATTTCGCCATCGAAATCAGACCAGATGTCAATATTTTCTGTTCGGTCATCAATTAAGTCGCTTAAATAAAGACCTCGCGCCGTTAGGACACGTCGCATCTTGACGCTGTATCTAGCCCCTAAATCAACAATGTTGTAAAAGAAGTATTCACCCTTAAGGACTTGCTCTCCAATAAAGTCAAAGTACCCGTAGACCGTTCCCGTGCCTGAACCTGGCCCTGTCGCTGTAAAAATAGTTCCTATATTATTATCGCTAGCACCAATAACAGTAAAGTCGGTCGTGCCTGCAGACAGTATGGCGTATTGTTCGCCGTCTACTAAAGCCGTAGCAGCCAAAGTGTTTACTGAATCAAATTGATCAACGTTTAAAACCGCATCAAAGTCACCGTTACCACTTAGCACTAACCCATCGTAGGTGTCGTTGTAGTAAACATTGCTTGACTGGCCTGGAAACGCTCCATAATCTGCGTCTTCCCTGAAGACTTCAAAGTTAAACCTAGGGATAGCATCAGGCAAATTAATAAGGGCGCTAACTGCATTTCTGCTGCGTTGTTTCTGTGCATTTTCAAACTTGACTAAATACTCACCATTCATTAATGGCAATAAAACTGATGTTGTTCTTGCCGATACCTTCCTAAGCAAAGTGCTGTTAGGCCATATACCTGTTCCATCAAGCTTGCTTGAATGCCTAATAACAGCAACAAAGTTTGCAACGTTTTGGCCGCTAGCGGTTGGAGACCAGCGCAAAATAACTTGATCAACACCAGAAGCTTCAATAGTTACTTCTTCCGGGTCAGGCGGAATGACAATTTTCGAGACACCATCGACCCCGTCGCTCGTTCCAGGAACAGGCATTTCTCGCGATTGACTGCCAATATCAGATCTTTTCCTATCTGGCTGTGGGCCTCTTGCCGTGACTTCTGCGTACAATATTTCGCCAGGAAGTATGTTTGTATCTATATCAACAGAGGTGTTGGCGGTAAATATAATATTCCAGTTGCCTGCGTTCCCTATTCTCCATCTAACCTCAAAGTCCGCGACTGGCCCAGTCAAGCCTCTAGACCATGAGATAGTGGCACGATTTGTTGTGCTAGTGCCATTATCAATTTGCTGGAATGTAATGTTTACATCGCTTACTGAATCGGGTTGCCGACCGTAGATAAATGGTTTAGGTAGATCTAAAGTTGCGCTATCGCCCTCAACAAATTTGTAAAGGCCGTCAACGTGACGAACGCCAATAACAGAATAAACGCCACCTTCTCCTTCCGCTACTGATAGGCACCGATATTTTCTTAGGACTGCTGAATCATTTGTAATTGAATACAGAGCTTCATCAGGAGGTACTTGAGTAAAAGGAGTTACAACCGTAACCCTGTTGCCGCTAATTTGATCGCTAAAAATTGGACGGGTTTCAACCGTTCCATCCTTCATCACAACACTAATCTTGTCATTTGCTCCAGAAGGCAATACCACATTTTGGTCTACGTCAACAAACTCTTTTCTTGCACCAAGAACACGGCCAGCTAAACGAGTTGATAGGCGCATCTCGTCGGACACTTCAAATATTTGGCCTGGCAATACGTTTAAGCCTTCAAGCCCAACTGAAAAATTAACTGTGTCGTCATGCACCGTTTCTGAATGCAAAACCCAACGAGCCATACGTTGCGCTTGATATTTTGAAGTGCAGCCAAAAGCCACAACACTTTTCTCTTGTACCCCATACTTTTCAATCGCAGCCTGATCTTCAATAATTAGAAAATTAGGTTTATAAAAATTGTCAGGATCGTTATACCTTACGCGAACCCTAGTGCTTCTGGCTTTTAACGAAGAGCCGTTGTAAGAGAAACTTCCATTAACAACATTGGAGTTACTAAAAACATGAATAGCTGCTAGTGGTTCTGCATTGTGTTCGCCAAGATTGCCATGGTCAGCAGCAATCTGAACATTGTCTGCCTTCCAAAAGATCATTCCACGGAAGACGCTTGCCATGTCTTGCAAGACGTTATACGCCTCAGCCTGCGAGCCAAGCACTGTGTTAATTGCAAATCTTGGCTGCCTTCCTTCAGGCGTATCAATTTCCTCGTTGCAGTATTTTGCAAGGTCAATTAAGTCAACCCAGTTGACTTTGGCCTTGTCTACAAAATCGCCTGCCCCATAACGATCATTTGTAAGCAAGTCATAGAAGCAACAAATCGGGCAGGTGGTCCAATGTAAGTTGGCGGTAAGACTGCCGTCGAAAGGAATACTATTGTCGAACCTAAGGCTACCGTCTCTCCTAACAGTTGCATTTGATGGGATCTGTACTTTTAAACCCTTGATGTCATACGACCTCGCAGGCAAAGTGTTGTATTCTTCAGAGTCAATACTTAAATGAACAAGAGCAGTGTGAGGGTAGCTGACCTTTATTCTTTTGCCAACAATAATACTGTTCCAAATAATAGTGTCTGCCCTGTTGTTGGCTAACGGTGTCGTCCCAGGCAGATCCTGAAAATCGGTGTACTTGATCTCAAAAGCGTCTTCTGCGCTGTCAAATTCTACTTTTCTAACGCGAATCTTATACGGGGCTTTGTTCCGTGAAAGATTAAATGGTTTAGTCTTAAATTGATATTGGGACGTAGAAACACCTTTGATAATATTTCTCTGTGCTTGCCCTTCAACCCTGAACCATTTGTCTTCAAAAGCACCGCCGTCTTCGCTAAGCGCAATGTCTAATTTAATTTGAGCAAAGAACAATTGACCCCGCGCCAGCCCCTCCATGGCGGTGCAGTACAGCTTTGGAATCGTAAACACAAGTACAACAAAGTCAGCCTCGCTGTCGTTTATTGCGCGAGTTATCTGCCCCGTACCATAATCACGTTTTACAACCTGATTGTTGTCATTAAGCTCTTCAGAATAATTACTGCCAAGCTGTTGGTTGACATCGATAATTGTCGTCTGGTCATCGCCTAACAAAGAACTTTCGTCAAAACGTTTTTGATCTTGAGTTCCTTCCCTTGTTGCAAAACTAACTGTCTGCCCAATTTGCCTACCTGTAACTAAAGTTTCGTTTAACAAAACGCTTTTACGCCATTCAGCAAGTCCTTCAATTGGACCCTCGCAAATTGCGTCAATTATTTTAAGATTGGTCTTTGAGTTGAGTGCCATAATTTTTTAGATTAGATCGTAGCCGTAGCCTTGAACTTTGAGCTTTGTTCTGTCACTGGCCTCAACATCAATGATTTCAACCGCAAGCTTAACGCGGTTTCCTTTTGAGACTCTAGGCATTTCGAGCCTATGACCAAAACTAAATTCTTGCGTTTCGTTGACTAAACCTTGTAATGTTCCGCGAGCCACTGCCACATCAGCATCCCCACCATTTTTATTGCTTCGAGTTACAGTTAATGTTATTTCGTAAGTAATAAAACCATCAATTTTTGTCGTGCCTGGCGCTCCAGCGTAATCGTACAAACCTCGAATAACTTCAAAAAGCACATCAAGTTTTTTTCTTTTACTTCTATCAGACTTGTAGTCAAGATCACCAGCTGTAATGATCTCTCCAGATCGCAAGAATCTATCGCTGCCAGCATCGCCAAAGGTTTCTTCAACCCTTATTCTTTTGTTGTCATTACTGCTATTAACGTCTCTTACGCCTAGCTTGCTATACAAACCGCCCAGCGGTTGAAACCCTCTTGTAAGTCTTTCTCCGTTGATCGTTAAAGTATTTAACCCTGGTGTTTGCGTGGCCATTAGCAACGGGTCGGACGTATCAGAAACTTCTAAATTAGCTGCTAATAAATGACTTCCGGTAATCACCCGGCCATAGATAACAGGCAATGTTGCGCCTGTCCCAACCGTATTTGTAGGCCCGGTAAACGCATAAGACTGAATACCTGAAGCACCTCTAGTAATTCCACTTGGCCCTACGCCTCTTACGCTGGTGCCCTCGCCTTTAATTCTTCCCTTGCCAAGGTTAGGGAGTTGCGGCTGCGGCGAGATAAGACTTGCCGTTCCAGAAAGAATCAAGCTTGCGCCGACTGCACTTAATGCTGTGCCGACAGTAGTAAGCGTTCCAGCTGCCGCAATAGGGCCACCAAACGCTCCAAACGCAGAGGCCCCAAATAAGCCAGCGCCCGGAAGCAAAAACGACGCCGCAACCAAGCCCACGCCAACCAAAATTTGCGTTGTAGCCCCACCGCCAGAGCCTGTAATCACAGGCACCACCAACAAAGGCTTGCTGCCAAACGGCAACAGCAACTCGTCATACCCCATTGCCGCACCACCTTGGATCACCTTGTATCCAACGCCGTTTTGGTGCGCTTGAACTAGCTCATTCTTTAACGCTGGATAATTGATGCAAAGAAGCTTGATTGCATCAGCAGGCGTTTGAAGGTTGTAATACTCGTGTTGCTGGCCATACTTCTCGCCTAGCTCACCCGCCAACAGAACTAGCTGCATGGCGAAAAACTGCCGCAACGCTTTGCCTATAGTAACGCCCTAAAGGCTCTAAAGCACTGACGCTGTCCATTCGCTGGTGCAAAATTTTATCGTCCCCCAGATAAATTGCTGCGTGCATTGGGTTCTTAGTGCCAAGCCGCATGATCAAAACATCATGCTTACGCCGCTCATCAAAAGGCACAGGCTCAAAACCAATAGCCCGTGCATGCTTGAAAAAAATGCTGTGAGTACGTTTCAACGACTCAGGACGCGGAAAGTCTGGCAAGTCAATTCCAAGCAACTTGTAATACTCGCGAAGCAAGGAATAGCAATCAGTCTTGCCGTAATCCCATTGACGGCCTAGCAAGGTTCGATAGTTAACCATTGATCATCTGGCACGGAGTAAACGTACCAAGGAATCTTGGTTTGCGTACAGGCTTTGCGATCTTGCTCGCTTACAGGTGTTCCTGCTGGGTGTGAATGCACCACGGCTTCAATCGTTCCAGTAAACATCGCACGGGCATAGTCAGCAGGATTGATTGCAAAATCTGTACTGGGGTCTAGCGCGATGTTGCGACAAGGGAAGTACCGTCCATTAACAACCAAACCGCAAGCCTCTTCAGGGCAAACAGTTTTGGCGTGCTTTACCGCGTTAAGCCTGAAGTCTTGCCCCATAAAACCCACCGAAAGGGAGAGTGTCTGCCCTGCCAAATCTTGCCTGGCAACTGGACACACGTTTGCCGCAAATATCGTTAATAACGACACCATTTACTATCACCTTTTCTGAATCCGAAAGGATCGAATCGTTAACAGTGAAGCAAGATCTTCCTTTGTAACCGCACCTCTCGCCTCGGTACTTCCACGGGCAAAACTCTTCGATCGTTCTCCGGGGCAGCCCAACATTAACAAGGTCAATCTTTGGTGCTAGCTCAAATTCAACAAATTGCGGGTTTTCAGCTGACACACGATCGATGTACCAAGTTTCGACCATTTTTGCATTAGGGTCGGAAGTATCGTTAAAGGTTTGTGCGATCAAACGGTTATTGTTTTCTGCTACCAAAAAATCTTCAATATCTTCTTCTGGAGCAAACGGGACTTGCTGATTAAAGTTTACCGTATCAATAAACTTGGCAAATGTGCGAATCCTTTGGACCTTAGCCGCTAAAGGATTATACAAGAGTATTAACGCCGTAATAGCATTGTTGACGTTGGCTACTTTTAGCCTAGGACGAGGTAATGTTCCATTTGACGCAAACTCAAACCCATCAATTTCAACAGGTACTGCGGGGTAAGAGTTGCCGTCAAATTTAATCTCTTCAGTTAATCCATTTTTGCCGGGGTGATACCTTATTATGGCGTCAGTACCGTTTACTGCTGTCGTTAAAACAATCTCATAAAGATCAATAACTGCTGTTGGGGCAAGGC